GAGTCGTGTATGTTTAGTTATCTCAAAAACCTTGCGCGGATAAAAGCTCTACGAGCCGACCTAAAAATACTGGATATGCAATCATCCGTTAAGGTGCAAAGCTACGAAGAATATCAATCCACTACGGGATACATTGACAACATCCCAATTCGCATCTTAAAAATTGACACTCTCGAAGGGCTTATCGCTGGTGTTGAAAGATGGACAGGGCCGATCACGGACTTATTGAACGACTTAGACAGCCCGTACAATATTTCATCAGAACGCCAAGATTTGCTGGGGATACTGCGAGTTCGTTACATTTACGGTAACACATGGGATAGGAGTTTGGAATACCTGAAAATGTCCAAAGAGCGATTTATAGAGCGCCGAAGGCAGCTTGTAGAAATGGCTATCGGGTACATGGGACTTGAAGCGCGTTTTTGACTTCCGACCTAAAACCCGACCCAAAACCCTACCTAAAACCCGACTTGTTTTTTGAAAAACGGCGTTTTATTATTATGCTGGTTAAAAATCCCGGAGTAGCTCAGTGGCAGAGCGCTTTACGTAAGAGGTCGGTGGTTCGAGTCCATCTTCTGGGTAAAAAGATTTTCCCCTTTGGACGAATACCCAGAGGGGATTTTTGTTTGTGAGGACTTGACGGCTCTCGAATGGGGCCGCTTTTTATTGCCTCTTGACAAGTCGCTTATTGTCTTATATCATCGTGTCAAATCTTAATAAAGAGGTGAGGCGATGGATAGGCTATACACAGTCGAGGAAGCGGCCCAAATTTTGAGCATACACCCCGACACTTTGCGCATATGGCTCAGAACTGGCAAAATCAAAGGCGTGAAAATAGGCCGTGGGTGGAGAATTTCGGAAACAGAACTCGAAGCGCTCACAAAAAAAGAACCCTGAATAGCTGTCTCTCTTGGAGGACAGTCAGCTAAGCAGGGCAAGGCAAAGAAAGTCTCTGCGTGTAGAATTATAGCACGTAAGGGCTTCCTTTGGAGTGTAAAGGAGGCTATTTTTATGGTTACAACATTATTCCCCGATGAAAATATCGAAGCAAATCCCATGTCTTTTGAAATGTATGAGCGTGATGGCGTGCTGTGGGTTGGGTATGTGCCTGAGTCAATCCTTCTTGTTGATTGAGCAGGGAGGCTATTTTATGCCCAAATATTCATTGCAAGGCGTTATCAATCATCACAATGGAACTGAGGCGCTTCACCCCATGTTTCTATTTCCTCCGAATATCGGCGATTTTTGCCGTGCCGAAGTTCGTCTGGCGTTCGCCTGTTGTGAAGCAATCGAAAAAAGCGGCATGGTTTTGACTGTGGAGTTGCTCAAAGAAACAGTCAAATTAAACATGAAAGAAGAATACGCCGTGTACATGCAGGTTCCAGCTTACAAATTAGCGCCCATACAACTGCCACAACCGACAGAGCCGAAACAGACTGATAACCTCGGCGTAACGGTCGAAAATGGTAAGGTTATCGTTTCTTCGCTCGATATTGCGAGGGTGTTCGAGAAACAACATTATAATGTCATTCGAGATATAGAGAGCCTTGATTGCTCTGAAGAATTTAACGCCTTCAATTTTGAGTGCGTTAAATATAACGACCAGAAGGGCGAAAAACGCCCCGCTTACAAACTCACCCGCGACGGCTTCACTTTCTTGGTTATGGGTTACACGGGTAAAAAAGCGGCATGTTTCAAAGAGGCTTACATAAAACGGTTTAATGATATGGAGAAAATATTGACCAACCCTGCCCTACCTGCTTCGGCGCCTCCGGCCAAAAAGGAAAAACTGTACACGCCAGAGGAAGCGGCAGAGGAGTTAATGCTCAGAGGTTACAGGAAATTCTACGCGCTCATGATTCAAAGGGGATTTTTTGCGAAGGTTAGCAATAAAATGTATTGTCCAAAGCCGGAGTATATAAGGCAAGGGCTTTTCGAGATTTTCAGAGGGCACAACTACAAGCGCCCGCTGGTTACGCAAAAAGGAATAGAGTATTTAAATCGTGAATTACAAACGACATGAAGCTAATAGCCCCCGCAAGGGGGCTATTTTAATGCACGAAAGGAGGCGGCGCTGATGCCACTCACTCAAAAACAGGAAGCCTTTTGTCTGGCGTACATTGAGCTTGGTGATGCCAGCGCCGCTTACCGAAAAGCGTATAACACGGCCAAAATGAAGCCGGAGACAATAAACAGAACGGCTAAAGATTTGCTAGACAACCCCAAGATTACCACAAGAGTAGCCGAGCTCCGTGCGCCAGTCATCGAGAAGGCTCAATTCACGCTCGAAAAACACCTTGAAACCTTGGCGGAGCTAAGAGATAAATCTAGCCAACTCCGGCAAATGAACGCGGCAATAGCTGCGGAGATCGCGAGAGGCAAGGCGGCTGGCTTTTATGTTGAAAAACGGGAAATTACAGGGAAGGGTGGCGAGCCGCTCAATATTCCCGATATCACCGTAAACTTCGTAACACCGAAAAATGCAGAAACAGGTTGATATTCCAGTCATCTTTGAGGATTTATTTCGACCGGCGCGCTATAAGATCTACTACGGCGGCAGAGGTGGCGGGTAAAGCTGGGGAATATCGCGAACGCTGATTTTAAAAACGCTGCAGAGCAAATATAGAATCCTCTGCGCTCGTGAATTTCAAACCAGCATCAGCGATTCAGTACATCACCTACTGGCGACGCAAATAGCAGCTTTAGGGCTGGAGCAATATTTCACCATAGGGAAAGCGACGATCATGAGTGCCACTGGCTCGTCTTTTATTTTTAAGGGGCTTCGCATGAATCCCCAAGAAATAAAATCCACAGAAGATGTCGATATCTGCTGGATAGAAGAAGCCCAGAGTGTTTCAGAGGAATCATGGAAAGTTTTAACACCAACGATTCGAAAGGCTGACTCTGAAATATGGATTAGCTTCAACCCCATGAATGAAAGTGACCCGACTTATCAGCGATTCGTTCTTAATCCTCAACCAGGATCAGTTATAAAAAAAGTCAACTGGAACGACAACCCCTATTTCCCCGAAGTTCTTAATGCGGAGCGCCTGCATATGCTCAACACTGATGTTGATGCATATAATCACATTTGGGGCGGCGAAATTCTCAAAATCAGCGATGCCGTTATCTTTAAGGGTAAATTTGAAGTCAAAGCCTTTGACACGCCGAGAGACGCGCGTTTTTATCATGGTGTTGACTGGGGCTTCGCGCAAGACCCAACTATGTTGATTCGTTATTTTATCTCAGGGCGAACGCTCTGTATCGACCAAGAGGCCGGAGGAATCGGCGTTGACTTGGATGAACTTCCAGCGTTATTTGACAGCATAGACACATCGCGAAAGTGGCCGATAAAAGCAGATAATTCAAGGCCAGAAACTATAAGCTACATGCGTAAGCGGGGTTTTAATATCACCGCAGCAGATAAATGGCATGGCTGCGTTGAGGATCGAATCGCCCACTTGCGAAGCTTCGACAAAATCATTATTCACGAGCGGTGTAAGCGCACACAGGATGAATTTAGGCACTATAGCTACAAAGTTGACAGGCAGACCAATGACGTTCTGCCTGTTGTTATTGATGCACACAATCACTGCATTGACGCCATAGGTTACGGCCTTGACGGGCTGATTAAAAAGAAATCCGGCTGGAGCTACGGCCCCGCTGTGAATTTATGAGAAAGGAGGCGTTCATGTGAGTAGTAATTTACAGCCAGGCGATCCGTGGAAATCATATCCTCCAACGCAGGAAGACCAGCAGCGAATTGACAAAGCGCAGGAAATGGAGAAACTTTACGAAGGCGAGTTTGAAAATATCCTTGTAAGGCTCGACCGCTTCAAGGCTAAATTCGCAGACGCGCAGGCAATCAGGCTGAATTTCTTTCAAGTCATGTCGCAAGAATTCTCCAAGCTCCTATTCGGCGAAGATGTTGAAATTAATGTTCCCAAGGCGCATCAAGATGTCATGGACGAGCTTCTTGAATCTACAGCTCTACAAAGTAAGCTCATGCAAATGTCGGATATCGCGTCGAGCGTTGGGGGCTGCCCGCTCAAAGCATGGCGCGATGCCAGCGGTAAAGTGCATATAGATTTAGTTTCGAACAGTATCTATTTCCCATCGTTCGACCCCGATGACTGCACTCTGCTGACGGGGCAAACAATCGCATGGGAGCGCATTGACGGTGATAAAAAATACATTGTGCGCGAGATTCACACACCGGGCAAAGTGCGCCGCGAGGTGCTTAACGAACAATTTGAGCCTAATGACGCAAAGTATCAGGAATGGTATCCAGGCATCCCGCAGGATACAGCCACAGGTTACGACGGGATGCTTGTTGAGTACATCCCGAATTATCGCTTCGGCAATGAATTCTGGGGTGTCTCTGACTACGTGAAAATTAAAGACGTGGTCGAGGAAATCATGATTCGCATGTCCTCGATTGCTGATATTCTCGACAAACACGCAAGGCCCAAGCAAGTAATGCCAGCCGAGCTGCTGGATAAAATTCAAAATATGCTTCAAGAATTCAGAAATGATATGGTTGGCACTGGCA